GAAGAAGACAATTCAATCGGCCGCCCATCCCCGTGGCGGTGCGTTTGCCCACTCCTCAGTAGCTCAATGGCAGAGCATCCGGCTGTTAACCGGAGGGTTGTAGGTTCGAGTCCTACCTGAGGAGCCAATCTCCCACCCGCATCAATCCTGAATTTCCCATGGTATGGTGGCCCCGGCGTACTGGAAATGTACTAACCGTTTCCCAGAGTCGCCAAATTCCTAGTATTAAAGCTAAAAACAGGGCATCTAAGAGACACCGCTGATGCCCTCAGGGAGAGACCATGGAAGCCACCATATACCGCCGTCACCAGAAGGACTGTCGGAGCGAGGATCGCTACGACCCCCGCTGCGGGTGCCCCCTGTGGTTCCAGTTCAACTGGAAGGGCGATTCCGGGCAATTCGACGGCAAGAAGCTGAAGCACGGGCAGAACAAATGGTCGAGCGAATTGACCAGCATGTCCAAGGCGCAAGCCGCATGGAAGAAGCTGTCCGAAGACTTGGATGCGCTGCTGGAAGGCAAGCCAGTGCGCAACACCATCGGCGTTGAGACCGCCGTTCAAAAGTGGCTTGAGTTCCGTTAGCAGCACGGCAAGGGCAATACCAAAGCTGATCTCATGGGGCGTAAGCTCATCGACTGGTGCGCTGCTAATAACGTGATGCTCGTCACTCAGATCACCACGGAGAAGGCGATCAACTTCCGCATGTCCCTTCCGTTCCGTACAGGTGACAGCAGCAGCCTCGCGGTTCACTGGGCAGTGATGAATCAGTTTTTCAATTGGTGTGAGGGCATGGGGTACATCGAGAAGAACCCCTGCCCCAACCCCAAGCTGATGCCTCAGTTCCGCATTGAGTTCGACAAACCCGAAGTCCAGCCCCCCACCAGTAAAGAAGTAGAGAGGGTGCTCCACACTGCAACCGCAGAAGTCCGGCTGCTGCTGGAACTCATGCGCTGGTCAGGTATGGCACTGGTGGATGCTCAGCAGTTTGACCAGTACACATGGGAAGGATCAGTGATCCGTGGTAACCGTCAAAAGACCAAAGAGCGGTTCCGGGTGCGCATCCCGCAGCAGCTTGCTGAATCCCTGAAAGCACTGGGCAAGTTTGGAGGCACATACCGGGAGTGGCGTGAACGGTGCTACAAAGTATTCCGCCAAGCAAAAGTCAGGATGACGCCCCATGGTTTCCGGCACTTCCGCATCAGTGAATGGCTGAGTCAGGGCGTGGCTCCGCACGATGTAGCGGACATGGTGGGCACCTCTGAAAAAGAAATCAAACGCACGTATGCGCACTGGATTAAAGAGCGTGAAGATCGCCTTGACGAAGTTCAGCGTCAAGCGTTCATGAAACAAGGACTGGACGCAAACGGCAACAGCAGGGAGGCAGTCCAATGACATTCCGTACTTATCTCAAACAGAACTGGCCCAGCGTGGTGCTGATTGCCGCTGTCATTTTGACGGTGGTGTGCTGGTCATTTTTCAGTGCGGTATTTGATCAGCTTGTTACTGTTCGGGGTTTGCTGTTTTTGATCCTGATAACGCTGTGGGTGAGACCCTCCAGCAAGAGATCATGAATTTTCTTACTCGCCTATTGTGGAGCAAACCCGCCGAAAGGCGGGTTTTTTAGTCGTGTATTTCAATCGCGAAACACTGGAACTTTTCTCCTCCAGTGATGTTTTTTAAGTCCATGCGTTGTTCAGTTGTCCGGAACTCAGTTGTGTCCGGTGAAAGTGAATTGAACGACGCTTTTGACATCAGAGCAATGTTGGAATAACCGTCTTTTGCCAGACTCTTTGCCTGTCCCTGCAATCGAGCCGCAACATTGATTGCACGTCCGATATATTCCTGCTGCTCATTCATTTCCAGCTTAATCAAAAGCCCTGAATCAATTCCGAAAGTCAGCCCAATCGGGTTGGGATCAGCTTGCATGACTGGCTCGATGTTGTTTTGAAATTCAAATAGAAAGCAGTTTACAAGCTGATTCAGAAACTCAAAAAGTTCATCCTTTTTGATGTCGGGTGAGAACAGCAATATCCAACCGTCCCCCATGAATTTGTAAAGTTCAACTGCGGGAGCGTACATCAAAGTTTCTTTGAGTACGATAAGAACATTCCGCCACACGTCAAGGCGTTCGCACCTCATCAGGTCTTCAAGGATGGTGGTTGAGGAGCTGATGTCAAAGACAACAACTACTTTTCGGATGATCGTTAGGGTTTCATTTTCTCGCGTCACAGATGCAAATTATAAAGCTTGCTTTGCCTCGGGCTGCAACAGCGAGCGCAGGCGCTCATGTTTGGATTCTCCAGCGAATAGCTTAATGAATCTTTGGTCTGCCCCCAAGTAAACGTCGTTCCAAACATAAAGATCAACGGAGTGCTTTTCTTCCCTGATGCGTCCCTCGGAAATATTCTTGAACATCGGCTCCGGCGGCCCGCCGTCTATTTCCTGATCGCCCGTAAGGACACATTTCAAATCCTGCGCTGAACACACGTGGTCTGAATTTGTGAAAATCAGCACATTTGGAAATTGATGATCCGGATTGACTGCTGCGAATTGCTTTGCAGCCTCATGGATGCGGTTGCTGAGCCGATTGAAAATAGGGTCGTTCCGCAGCCCGCCTTCCCAATTGTCTTCTTGGATGTGTTTCGCTTCCGCATATAGAACGAACTCATCGCCCCTATAAACTTTGAAGTCAGGGGTCTGGCTTCCACCGCGAAGCTCAGCCTTTGAATACCGCACACACGTCAATCCGTGTTGCGCGAAAAATTCAATCGCCCTTTGCTCCCCGAGATCGCCGCTGCTGCCCATTCTGCTCTGGATTATAATCTGCGCAAAGAAACTTGAGTCATGCATGAACAGTAAGATCGCTATCTATGCCATTCACGGGATAAGCTCCGACTGGAGCGGCACCCCATTTGACAAATCGAAACTGCCATTCGCTGTTCTTCCAGATGTATCTATTGAGAATGTATCCGCGTTTCTGACGGCAGACGCATTCGCATGGGCAAAGACCACGCTGTCCGAAGACGATTTCAAAGCGATAATTTCCACCAGCTATGCGCTCGTCTATCGGTATGAAAGCCCCCATGCAAACTATGGAGATGACGATGCCAAAGCAGGCGAACACATTACAACTATTGCCGCTTGTCTTCGATTGATTCGTCCCATGCGGCAAAAAGCTATTTTGATACAGGGGCAGCTCACGCCGGAAGGAAAATTCGATGTCCAACATTTTGGGCACCCCAGAAACCTGCTGGATGTCCCTTATGTGCAAAAGCTTTTTGCTTTGCGGAATGAAGACTTGGACTTGCTTTGCGCCGTGATACAGCCATTTTTAAAAGCGATGTTTGGCGATTACTGGAAGATTCGTCTAGCAGTTCAATACCATGATGGCGGTCATTGGCAAGACACATTCTGGAAGCCGAGATTCAGCCTTTGGGTATCCGGCATTGAATCGCTGTTTGCGGTTGACGACACCGACCACAGCGGTCGTATGGTGGTGAGTGAGAGAATCAAGCACTTCTTGGGCGCTGACACAAATATTTATGAGCCGGGTGACATTCCAAGCTATTTGCCTCAGGCAAAGTTCACAGTTGGCGAAATTATCAAAGACGTGTATGAGGTCAGAAACCACATCGTTCATGGCGAAAAGGTTCCCGACAAGTTTTGGGCCCCGGCGAGGGCGGGCGTGAGTTTAAAAGAGCCAATAAGCAAAATAGATGTTTTGTTCGAGGGATTGAGCTTCATCCTCCGCAAAAGCCTGCTGAAGGTGTTTAAAGACAATCTGGTCGAAGACTTTAAAGACCGTGTGAGTTCGCGCAAGTACTGGAAAGGATTTGGGCTGACAAGACGCGACCTCTTGGGACAGAGAGAGGTCTTGCGAGTATTGAAATCTCAAACCAGCCCGCTGAAGCCGGGAGATGTTGCGGCATTCCTCAACAAGGAAAAACAGGATGGACTGAAGCTGCTCAGCGACACCGATGCGACAAAATATCTGAAAGCAGCAATTGGCAAGGGACTGATTAAAGATAACGGAGACGGCACTTACAGTGCCATTTAATGGATGAGTTAGAGACCCGCGTAAAGCGCATCCGCAACGGCATCTGTGATCTGTGAAAGAGTCGCAGACTCAGCGACAAAATCTCCAGACAAACTCGGATCGTCAGCAAACAGCACGATTATGTTGCCGCTCCCGTCAACGCGCACGACCAGTGCCTTGCCTGCTACCAGACCGGAAAACAGTTTGTTCTCGATTGCGTCTTTGCTGGTGGCAAGTGCGGTACTGAAAGAAAGGAAAGTACCGGACACGCCATTGTCGGCAGCGTTCACAACAGTGATGACTTTGGTGGATGCTTGAGTAATTACTAAAATGTTGCTCATTGATTTTGCTCCCTACCAATACTTGGGAAGCGGTTACATTTCCACGACCGTCACAAAGGCGATTTGGTCTGCTGTACCAGAACTCAGATTCACATTGATGAAATCTCCAGCCCCCATTGAAAAACTTGTGAGAGTCTGGCTGCTTCCAGCCCCGGTGCTGATGGTCGTGGATGCAGACATCTGATTGTTCGTGCCCACTGATCCTCCGCTCGGAACGACGTTCCATTTATAAGTAACGTTCCCGCCTGAGTTGTTCCCAGCAGTGAATGTCCCTTGGGTGCCGCTGCACATGGTCAATGTGTTGTTGAGCACCAGCGCGGACTTGCCGTTTGGCACGGTGTAAATCGTATTGTCCCCTGAGGTCAGTGTCGAAGTTGTCACCTTCGCGGACTTCAGGTTTGATGTATTGTCGAACTCCATGATGCTGACCACTACGTTGAACGGCTGCTGCGTCATGTTGATCGCAATGGTCTCACCCGCCTCAAGGACGTAAGTGACCGACCGCGTACCCGTGCTCTGAGCGATGATGGAAGTTGATGGAGTTGCAGGGTAGTACACCCCGCCAATTTTCAGCATTGCAACCATTGATGACGAGTTAGTCGCATGACCATTGAAAGCCGTCATCTCGGTGATGATCGCCCGTTTATTCGCGGGACAGGTGTAGATGTCATTGTTCCCGGTAGAACTGAAAGTTTTTATGGAACTCTTGAACGAAGCATTGGGCGACAAAGTGCCCGCTGGGGACAGACTTATCTCACCGCCAAACGTGCTCCCTGTGTTGTACTGAATGCTGTTTGTAGCCCCGCCCGGAGTTCCGCCTCCACCGCCAGAAACCGTTGTGAATGCTAATACCCCGCTGCTGTTCGTGAGCACTTGACCGCTCGTGCCAATGGAGTTCGGAAGATCGACGCCCGCAATTTGGATGTGGTTCCCCGTGCCCCCAGTATCAATCGTCTTGTGAGTCAGCGTATCGGTTGAATCGCGATTGACGACAGTCCCGGTTGCTTGGAAGGTCAGGGTTGTGGCATCCGTTCCGGCAAACGTGAGTGAGTTATTTGCGGTAAGCGTTTTGCCGTTCGCAATCGTCAGGGTTGAACCCGTAGCCGGAGCGGTGATCGCCACCTTGTTGATTGATGTTGCTGAGGCTACACCCAAAGTTGGCGTGACGAGGGTTGGGGATGTCGCCAGAACCACACTGCCAGACCCGGTTGTTCCATCACTCAAATCAGCAACAGAAGGCTGGGCAGAAATTACTGCACCGTTTGTTTGGATTGATGTAACGAACTGATGTCCCAACCCACCAAAAGGCTGTACAGCTACAGAATCTGCATCAGGAAGGGTAAAAGTTCTTGCAGCTAAAGCCGTTCCTGTAATCTTGATATTGTTCGTTGCACTTCCACCAACATACAGATTGGCGAACGGCTTTGCAGCCGATCCGACATCAGTCCCTCCAGCGGCATTCGGCGTGACCGCTCCTGTCAAACCTGTGATGCTGGTAGCGGTAGCAGCTCCGATGTTCGGAGTGGTCAGGGTCGGCGATGTCGCTAACACCACTGAGCCAGAGCCATTAGTACCGTCACTCAGGTCCGCTGCTGCGGGCTGTGTGAGGCTGGGAACACCACTCGTACTGATTGAGTTGATCCATTTGTGTGAAACGGCTGCGATGCTCTCCACACCGCCAAGCGTGGTTGCGCTGGGGTTGGGCAATTGTGACGCTGCTACCGTACCACTGATGTCAGTGAACGCAGGCTGAGCATAAGAGACCACACCTTGAGCACTCACTCCCGTTGCAAATTGGTGTGACCCCGCAGACGAACTCTGCACGGTGGTGCTGTTGGCGTCCGGCACATTGACGGTTCGAGTTGTCCCCGTGGTAATGTGGCTCAGATCAAACTGAGTAATTTTGGTTGTGTCCGTTGGATCGACCAGATCAAAGTTCGCACCTGCTTGAAACTTTTGCAGGAATGCTCCAAACGTGTTGGTCTGATCCGTGTAAACGGTGGTTGCCAGAGTGCGCCCTTTTGCAAGAGTTCCTGTCCACCCCAATGTGAGGGCTTGTGCTGCAATGCTTCCCGTGACATTGGTGTCATTCACAACCGACTGCACAACATTTGAATTGAGCCGTCCCGCAGCTACGGTGCCCGTGAAACCCAGTGTCAAAGTCTGGGAGGCGATTGCCCCGGTGATGTTGGTGTCATTTGTGACTGCGTTTACAGTTGTGCTGGGTTGCTGCCCCGCAGTCTGTGTTCCGCTGATATCTGTGAATGCTGGTTGACTTAACGCTGGGACACCCAGAGCACTGATGCTGTTGATCCATTGATGTGATACGGCATTGACAGCCTGTACTCCACCGAGGCTCGAAGTAGTGGGAGTGGGGAGTTGTCCTGCTGCTACCGTGCCGCTAATATCCGTGAACGCTGGTTGAGCTGACGCAGGCACACCAGACGTACTGATGCTTGTGAGGAACTGGTGCGTTACGGCTGCATAACTTTCTACGCCGCCCAATGTAGTCGCACTGGGGTTGGGTAATTGCGAAGCCCCTACCGTGCCACTGATCTGGGAGAAATTGTAATCTCCGTTTACAGATACAACAGTTCCAGTCCTGCCATTAAAAGATGTTACTGCTGTGGGGATGAAGAATGGAGGCGTGGAACCGGAGATCGGAACCAATGTGCTGAGATCAAAAGAACCTGCTGAATTGAATTGAAAAGATGCAACGATGATCTGAGAGCCATCCGCTCCAACCACTTTGCACTGATAAAAAGTTCCACTGGGGCTGATCTGATAATTGCCCCATAAGGTTTGGCTGAAAGTGCCATCTCCTGCTGCTTGGGTCGTCACCGCTGTGGCTGCAATAATCGCTGTACCCGATACCTCAGGCGGAAAATCTCCATAATTTACCAGTGTCCAAAAAAGTTGACCTGCATTGGCACTGCCTGCAAGATTTTCAAGTGTGCCTGTGATCGTTACGCCGGGGGTGGTGGGCATGTGGTTCGTCCTCTATATAGAGAGGAAAAGTCTTGTAAACGAGCTAATTCTTCAGCCCTTTGACAGCTTCGACGAGAGCTTTGTTTCCGCCTTCGATGCTGCCTTTTAATTCGGCAATGCCTTCCCGCACTTCAGCATTACCGTCTTTGATCACGGCTTTCAATTCGGCGGTTTGCTGATGAAAATTCTCGGTTGCCTTGTGGTTCATTACATTTTTGATCAGCTTGCCCAAACCTCCGCCGACGCCAAGAATGAAAGTGGGTGTAATAAGTTGTGTCCAGTCAAAAGCCATGAGTCTTCCTTAGGGTTAAAAAGAGGTGAGTGCCTCTACTTATAACCTCATAGCGTGGGTTTTCGGGAATGTCTAAAGGGATTACTGCTGCGGAGAATCGTCCGCTGGGCTACTGGTTTTATCAGGCTTGCCGTTCAGCATTTTGAAGCGGTGCATCTCAACTGCGTTGTCAACACACTCGGAGAGAAACTGCTTGTATTGCTGGGGTTCCATCTGTTCGCTGAGCAAAGTCAGCGCCATTACTCCCACCTGCCCAATAAACTTTTTGTCGCTCTGGTCGAGGAACTGTCCCAATAGATTTTCATTTTGTTCAACTGCTGTTTGATCCATGTTTACCACCAATGCAAAAGCTTTCCGAGGATTCCACCACCAACAACAGTTTTTACTCCGTGTGACAGTAGTTGACGACCAACCCAAGTCGCAGCTTGAGTCGCAAGACTAGGGCCGGCGATCTCACTCGCTGCTGCACCACCGAATCCCGCTCCTGCGGCAACCGGAACAACACTTGGGGCAAATACACGAGCCGCTACAGCCGGAGCCGCGAGTGCTGCCATTGTTCCGCCACCCACGAGAGCGACATTTAGAGCGCCCTTAGCTTCTTCTTTCAGTCCTTCTTTGGAAGTCCAGTATTTCTGTTCTGCTGCGACGGACTTTTTCATCTGCTCATCGCCCAGAGCTTTCGCAACGTTCACAGCTCGTTCCCGCACGTCAGGAATGGAGTCAGGGAACTCGGTGTTATTAGAACGAAGGTTCTTCACGAGGAAACGTCCATCAGGAAGAATGTGTGTTGCTCCGTTGTCCTCAAAATTCGTAACTTCATTGGGGAGCACATACGCGATTTTTCCGTCAGCCGTTACCATCTGCTGAGCACCCGGAGTATCGGGAGATATTGCATAATTCTTCTGCCGCATAGAGGTCACATCATTAGCACTGACTTGCGTTTTCTCGCCCTTGGGGCCGACCATCGTCACCGGGGTGTTATTACTAATCTGCTGCAATACAGCCAGAGAGTTAGGAGCTTGTGACTGTGCAGAGTTCTGAGTCTGTTGCTGCTGACTGCTTTGAGCAAGAGACTGTAGTACAGATAGGCTGTCGTTCTGATCCGCCATTACTTGTACCCCGCTGCAAGCAGTGCTTTGTGCGCAGCATCAATATTCCCGGCTTCTGAATCCAAGTAAATTTGTGCCGTCAGTTTGTCCGGCACCTGTCCCTGCTGCGTTGGCTTAGGCAAGAAGTTGACAGGCAATCCCTGACGCCGTGCTTCCTGAGCCGCTGTCACGTAAGCATCGTGAACCACGCCCTCAGCAACAGCCGTGTAGTCTGCGATCTGCTTACTGGTGATCGGGCCACCGCTGCCTGCGATAGTGTTGAGCTTCTGAACGCCAGACTCCCAAATGTTACGGGCTTCTGCGTGCTCATTGATGATCTGGCTGCTGATACGGAATCCCTTGCCTTTCAACGGATCGCCAGAGATACCCACTGCGTTGAGCAGAGCGGTAACCTTCTCCGCACCTGTTTGGTTCGGATTATTATTGATACGGTTGAACTCCATTGTGGTCTTCTGCAACACACCCAGAGGTTGAACGTAATCCTTTGCGAACTTGTCAGAACGTGACGTGTATTCCTTCGGGGAAAGTCTCGTACCTTCGGGTGTAACCGCAATGGGGTTGCCGAAAGAATCCTGAAGAGTCCCCAACGACTCTTGATCAGCCTTGTTCTTGCCCTTCTGTTCCAGATAAGCTTTTTGACCCGCTGCTGCGGTATCAATAGCAGACTGCTTCTTGTGAATTTCAAGCTGATTATTCGCATTCGCAACATTCATCGCTGCGTTGGTTTCCATCTGCGATTTCTGCGCGTATGTGATCGTTCCCGGTGCGTAGGTTTTGGTCTGCGGCTTTCCGGTATTGAAGTCATACCCGATAACCACATCCTGAGGCTTGTCATTGAGCTTGTCCGGGTTGTTCACATCCCAAACACTGAACGTGCCGTCAGGGTTCTTCAACACCCTGACATTGAGCGGGCTGTTCCCGCCCTTCTGTGTCATCTCATCCTGTGAACGAGCAACGGCATCGTTATATGAACCTGTGAAAATGCTCTTGGCATTCGGATCGCTTTGAAGCTCCGCGCCCTGCTTGTACATCACCTGATCCAAAATATCCTGTGTGGACTTCGGCATGGTGTTGTACTGCGCAGCGAGAACCTGCTGATTCAAGTGTGCTGTGGCAAGTTGAGCCTGAGCAACCTGATGCTCGTCCATGCTGCGCTGCTGTTCCATAGCAAGCTTCTGCTGGTTTTGCTGATTCTCAATTTGCTGCTGCTGGAATCCCTGTTGAGCTTTAGCTCCCCCTGCGAGTCCTTCAGCAAAGTTCTTTGCCCCACCACTACCGCTCAAACCGACTGCGATTGTCTGGAATAAACGTTCCCATTTGTTCTGCGGAGGTGCGGGCGGAATCGCTTGCCCCGTTTGCCCATTGATGTTGCCTGCGTAACCCGGACGTTGACCCGGAGTGCTGAGATCAGGCGGTGCTGTTTGAGGCGCTACGAACGGAGGTGTGCCTGCACCTGTGAGCATGTCCTGCATGCTCGGAGGAGCAACCGGCCCACTGCCGGGGTCTTGATATTCAGGCGAACCAACCAAGCTGTCATCAATTGGTGGTGCTGCTGTGTAATCGTCAGCCATTAGTAACTCCAGAGCACGGCTTCAAATAGCGGACGAAAAGCCCAGCGTAGAGGAGTGGAAGCGATCCACTCACCGTGATTGATATAAAAATTGCGGAACCATCCGGGAGCCTTCGCAAGCATCCACAGACGAATGTGACAGGTCTTCTCGGAGTTCCAACCGAAAAAGCTTGCTGCTACCCAGCAGAACAGGGAGCCGAACCCACCAGCATTACCCGCTGCACCCAGCAGACTTCCGGTGACACCACCGAGAGCACCCAGTAGACCGCTTTGCCGTGAGTTGGTGTAGGCTTGGCTGAGATTCGCAACTGTTCCTGAGCCTTGGTTATACGCACCTGCGTAACCCAAGGGGTTGAACTGAGAAGCGACATTACCACTGAGCACATTGAAGGCGTTCCACATGTTGGTGTTCTTGAGGTTGGCATCGTTCAGCGTGATGGTGTTCTGTGCATTTGCCTGATCTTGGGCCTGGCTTTGTTGAAACCCGCCTTGAATCTGTGCGTCTACGCCACTCGGTAAATCTGACCCGCCGTTTTTAGAGTTGAGTTGGTTATTGAGCGCCTTCTGTGCATTCTGATATTGCTGCGAAATGGCGTCTGTTGCTCCAGTACGCATCGCGCTAAGAGCCACGGGGTCATACCCAGTGGGGTTGTCGATGAGAGGTTCCAATTTCCCTTTTAAAAACTGCAAGACAGCAGATTGCTGCGCAAATTGCTGTTGGAAAATAGAGGAGAGCTGCTGGTTGAAAGCTAGTTGCTGTTGTTCCTGCTGCTTGGCAACATCATCCCCCTTACATTGGGCAGTCCCCCCAAACCACTCGTACCCCTCGCGGTAGAGGACATTTCCGTCCCAATCCATCTCAATTTTGGTGTTAATCCAGTTCCCCTTCATTCTTTTGCCTCTGTAGAAGGGTTGGAAATTGGCGGTTTTGCCTTGCGTCTCAATACCCTGATACCCCGTAACTCCTCGAAGTCATGACGAGCACAAATATCAGCCACCCGATCATCCGCAGTGAAGAAATATGCTTCCCGATGTCCCGTAGCCTCCATGGCTTGGTTAACCGCTTCTCCGATCTGCCACAGACACATGGCTTCTTGACGAGGAGTGAGACCGGGCTTCGGCGCAATGGCGTCCCACATGAGCACGGACTGCAACGGTATGTAGAGCAAAGGCTCCTCACCGTTGTCCGCTCTGCACATGACCGTGCGGGGGTAACTCAACACTTGCGGATCAAACCAATTGAGGTGCCGCATCTTCCAGACCCAATCAATAAAAATCTGGATGTCCTGTTGTGACATCTCAGTGATCGGCAAAATTTCTGCTTTGATCTTTTTCATCATTTCCTTAGTCGTGCATAAACAGGGGTTCAGTCTCAGCGAGCTTCGCTAACATCTGTCCCATGCTTGTGTATGTTTCCTGCGGATCAAGGTATGAGGCGTAGCAACTCAGCACTTGCTCAGGTGGCTTGCTGTAACCAGTGCCACAGAACACGACGCGCTCATCCTGCTTTGCTGCTTCGATCTGTGGAGGCGTGGTATACATCAGCACGAGTCCCCAATCACTTCCATCAGGGCGATGAAATCCAAATGTGGTGCCGTATGCCGTACACACAGGAAGTTGCCCCGCTACGTGAAGCGGATCGTCATAAAATTGCGATAAGAACCATGCTTGCGCTTGTTTCATTGCCATGTTGTTTTCCTTAGCAGGGCAGCACAAAGAAGTTGTGGATCAATAGTGGTTCCCCGCGTCCCACCACGTAGTAGTTGTGTTCTTCGTCTGCTCCCGTATCCACCACCAGATCAACACGAATCCCAACGCTGTAATCAATGACGGCACCCGGTGCTTTATACGCGGGCATCCACTGATTGTTTTTCCAAATCGGTTCGCAAGGTGTGACTTTGTAACCGTCCACAATTCGCCAAGCAGCGCACCCACGAAGATGTTTGTTTTTTAAGCGACGGTAAACGTCCTTCTGGTGTTTGAAGCTGTAACCTTTGAGGAGATCGGTTTGCGGATTAATAGTGCCAACTTTGATCTGTAAAATCTGACCATCGGATGGAAGGACTTCATGCGGGTTAACCGTTAGCGTTCTGCCATCACGAACAACCGTGATGTGCTTACCATGAACATTCTGTACACGGAGTACTTCAACCAGTTCGTTTTCTTCAGGGCACGGGGCACCACCTCCACCCGATCCGCCATCACCGCCCGATCCTCCACCACCACCGGATGCCGGGGTTGTGAGAACCATCGCTGATAGTCCGCTGCGAAGGTCGAAGTTGCACTCCACTGCTTGTGTGGAGTTAATGCTGGTGCCCGGAGGTGTGGGGTTCGTGAATGCGATCACGAGGTTGACGAGGTCAATGTAGGGGTAAATGTAATAAGTTGTTGACGAAGATAAAGACGTGTAATTTTTAGTCCCACTGGCAACAACAAAAGTGCTTCCATCCGACCGGAACAATGTCGCGGAGGACCAGCTCAAGCTCAAGCTGGTGCTCGTTGATGTGAATGTGATCGTGAATGCTTGTGTAGGGATGATCGAACCCTGCGTGAGTAGCGAAGTGCTCACTCCCTGACGAGTCAGTTGATAAACGTTGTTGGTGAATTGCTGATGCTCAAGATCAACCGCTTCAAAAACAGCGACTTTCCATGTCTGTGGAGCAGTGAGAGTGGAATCAAGATAGAAAAACCCAATAGTGCTGAATGAGCCTGATGCACCGGGGGTCACCAGCACCATGTAGTCCACATACTGACCACGCCCCGCCTGTCCGGTGATCCACCGGATTGTGCCACTGTCACCATAAGCATTCGTGTTGTAGTGCAGGGTTCCGCCTTCGGGAATATTCGCCTTCAGGCGGAATAGCAGACGATCCCCCTTGTGGTAGCTGCCAAGCTGCAAAGTGCCGCTGTCCACAGGGAGAGCTACGAAGAATCCCCCCAGCCCCGGATTTGGAGCGGTGCCTGCTGCTGTGCTTATCTGTAATGCTTTTCCCGTACTGTTGGGTGCTGTGGAATCTGTCACAACACTGATCGTGACGTTGCCAGTGCTGTTGTTGTCATACACGCTGTAACCGCTGGAAGACCCACCAAGAAAATCAGAGTTTGCTATAAGGTTGATGCCACTCGCCTTCATGTACGCTTGCTGTGACACAGCTTCAACAGCAGAGAGACGCACGTTCACAATTTCGATCTGTTGCGGAGTTCCGGTGTTATTTAGGAAGAACCTTGGACGCACGTACTGAGTGCCAGACGCAAATTGGAAAATACCGGGAGCCGGAGTCGCACCGGGGCTGACCATCGGGCCGCTGATGATGCCCTGAAAGAACTGGAATCCGTTAGTGCTGGGTTCGGAACCAGAGTTACCGGATGTTTTGGTGATGTTGCGGAACAAACAGTAAGCCGAATCATTACCAGCAGTCACATGCGTGATGCCAGTCTTAGTGGAGTCATACTCTTTCAATCCACCGTAAAAGTTGCCGCTCGTATTCGAGGCGAGCCTCACCCAGCAGGACATCAAATAGCTGCGATTCGGATCAATGGGAATGAAATCATCCGTTTCAAGCACTTTGGAGGCGCTGGTTTTCAGTTCTGTGTTGCCAACAGGAAGGTTGGAGACACCGCTGAAAATTTCGCTCGTGCTGCTGGTCGCAGTCCAGTTAGCCAGGCCCGCACTGAAGTCACCATTGCGAACAAGATTGTCACCAGCGATTGCAAGACCGCTGGGGATACCACTTCCGCTCACTGCTGTGAGAGAAGATTCAAGACCACTGGTGTTAACAGCAGAGACCCAATAAAACATGATCGTGCCATTGGGCAGAGTTTCCTGCACCACGATCTGACCCACGTTCTTGGGGTCTTGCGGAAAAGTTTGATAAACGGTTGCGCTGCCACTGCTGTTGGTGGTGTTGTGGTACACCTTGTAACACGAGATCACATCCGCGAGTAGCCCGCCCTCTTGGTTAAAAGCAAACTGCAATCCCGTTGGAGTGGTGACAAGAGTCTGCGCAATACTGGGAGCCGGGGGAGCACTGATAACGCCATCCAGCAAGACAGTTGTAGTCGAAGCAAATGACAGATCAGCAGATTGATAACTGGTGTTGAACGGCTGAGCCAATACCGTAACGGCTTCGCCCGTTGTCTCCACAATGAAGCTCGTGGGGCTGGTAACACCATCAGTCATTAACTGAGGATTTGGATCGCCCTTATACCCTTTGAACCAAATGTGAATGCCTGCAAAATTTGGATCAGTCGCGTCATACGTGAAGCTGACGCTGACTTCACTCATCGTTCCACCCTGCACCACAGTGGGAGTCTCAGTTGCACTGAGACTCAACAGGTGACTCGGAATATTGTTGGTGCCGCTGGTGTCCGGTGGTTGTAGCGGTGTGGTTATAGGCGGTTGCAGAACAAGCGAAGTGACGCGATTGAGATTGTTACGGATCGCGAGATCATCCAACGACTGCCCAAATTGCCGCGTAGGACGCCACACCTTCTCGTCAATGAGAAGCTGCGATTGTTCTAATGTGAAATTGTCGTCCATTAAACTTTGTTCCCCAGACCCAAACCCAAAATTTCGGCACGAGCGTTTTCTGCAATGAAGCTGATCTGAATTTGGCAATGACACATATCCAGTGGAGTTGCGGTTGTCGCTGCCAAGAGGTAATGGCGCTTCTGCGTAATCGTGCTGCTTGGCAACAGGAGCGGTGGATCGTTCACTGGGTTAGGCAATGTGGTGAATGTTCCGCTGATTTCATTCGCGAGGATGCCAACAGTCGGATATGTGCCCACGGGCATAACCTGCAAGAGCACAGAGTCAATCGGCGCTGTACCGCCCGGAGGAGCAACCACCAAACTTCCGACAGTGGCGGTGCATGTGAAATTCTGACCATCATCCTGATATGTGGTTGTGTCACGACCCAAGATGAAGCCACTGCCCGTTGTGCGCCCGGTGAAGAGCACCCAGTTCGCGAGTGTGGCTTCAATGCTGAACACAGCACCCGCACCACCTACTACCTGACGCTCAACGTCCCATGAATTTGTATTGAAGGAATAACGGCGCATCTTCGTGCTGCCGTTGCTGATCCACAGCCCTTGATCCTCACCGCTACGGTGCAGCGCGAGATAGCAGGAACCCGGTGTGAAATTTGTTCTGAGGCTCTTACCGATCATGCTGCCGATTTCTTCAAAACCGCTTGCAGTTAGTTGCATGCACTGCGCTTTGCTCGTGTACATGAACAGCAGATCGCCGTCCTGCACCACATGGTTCTGATCCGGCACACCGAAGTTCGCTTGCCAGAGTTGGGGCACCGTGAATGACGCGGCATCCACGCCATAAACCACGTAGAGGTTGTCAGCAGTGAAAACAGCCAGACCGCTTGAGGTACTGCGCAGTGCTGTGATCTTGCCGGGGCAAGGAAAGACATTTGCCGGGGGCCATGCTTCTGCACCGTTGCCCAGAGTTGCGTCCGGGCCGGCACTGAAGTAAAGATTGTTGCCTGATGCGACCCACAGCCGTCCTGCATGCCACACCAGCAAACCCGCACCACTGGGAATGGGGTCATTGGCGTGAGCAACAGGAGCGACGATAGCGGTATTCAATCCGCTGTCTGCTGTTGAGTCTGTGAAGGTCGAAGTTGCGTTTGCGACTTCAGTGAGGAAATAGAATTGCCCACCACCATCCTGCGTGCGGAAAATCCAAATCTTGTCCACCTGTGCATCGCTCGATGCGGTGTAATGCACGGTTATGTTCTGACTCGTGAGTGCCCCGGTGTTTGCGCTGACTGGTGATGCAGTGCTTACGTGTCCAGTGGTGGAGTTGCGGTACACATACACGTACACATACCCACGCAGAGGACTCAGTGCTCCTGCACCAAAGCTCAAGCTCGGGGCTGAGGCAGGCGCGGTGATACCGATGCCGCTGACCGTGAGAGCAGCATTGAATTTCTTCGCATCCGTGCCATCGACGTAATAGCAGTAATCACCAACCTTGGAGAAGCTGCCCTGCGTTGTTACAGACTTGCTGAAAACTGTGGTCTGGGCACTGGTGGTGAACTTCACGACCTTGGTGGGGCAATCAACCAACGGTGTGATGGTTCCAGCGATGTTCTTGAAGCTGAATCCACCAAGCGGAAAATCACTTGATCCGAACGCTGCACTGCAATAGCGAGAAAACCCATAGCTGCGCACAGCCGTCATCTGCGGACTGATTTCCATGTTCAAGCCCGTGAGGAAAGCATCCTGACGGCTGAGCATCTGCAATCCCATTGCAGAAAAAGGCGTGAAGATCGGGGAGCGGTTACTGACTTCGCCCGTGTTCCAGCGATTTATATACAGTCCGTTGCGTTCTAAATTGCGAACATTTGCAGGCATCAGTAACTCCAGAACGGGGACGCCTGCCAACCCGTAAGCCCGCCGTCTTCCGGCACGATGTTGACAGCACTTGCTTCACGGTCATTCGCCATGAGCGCACGCTGAATTTCCTGCTGAAGCTTTTGGAACTCTACTTCTGCACGCTGCGAATTGATGAGCCTGTAGGCACGGGCAATGACAGCCTGACGCACAACTGAAGCGTAGTGATCAGGGAATGGATCAATCTTGTCGGTTAAAGCAACTTTCAACGGAGGTTTGGCTTGGTAAACCGCAAATGCAGCCCATGAGGTTTGACCCGCATGCTGATTAAGTCTGAGCTTCACTGTGCCGTCACCGTTATCGGTGAGCACACAAACTTTCTGCGGATCATTTACATCTGAGTTCGGCTGCATCTGGCTAACAGCCTGAATGCGCCGAATGACGCGAGGAGAAGCAGTGTCCGTGATGCTGACCGTTGACGCATCAGTCAGCCAACCGAAATCCGTAATGCCCGATGCGCCCAGTGCATCGCCATTGTTCTGACCACTGACAGCGGTGAATGTGAATGTCGTGGTGCTGGGAACAGTCGCTACGGTAAATCCACCAGACCATGTGCTCGTGCTTCCGTTGTTCGTGAAAATCGCGTTGTACTTGGTTGCATTTGCGGAATTGCCTGTGAGGGCAATGCGGTTGTTGAAGTAAACAACGTCACCCACTGCGAAACGATGAGTTTCAAGAGTCGTGACAGTGACAACTCCACCACTGGTGCTGACGCCACTATTCGTTGCGAGTCCTACACCAAAGCCCTGTGCAGTGGAACCAAGACTGAAAACCGTTGCCCCACCGAACTGATAATCTTGACGGTTGGGAGCAGTGACGAAGAACGGCATTTCCTTGCGGTTGAAATCCCAGTCATACGGAGCTAACAACAGAGAAGAGATCGCATCGTTGCAAATCTGCAAACCCGGATCAATGCCGTAGGCACCTCCAGAGAAGGGAGTCAAATCCGTGTGAATGCTCGCGAAATTGAGTAGAGATTGAAGTGTTAACGTGGTTAGTGCCATCTGCAAAAATGCCTCTAACTAGAGGCTGAAAGTCAGCAGTTTCCGGGTCTGTCCTGACTGAACGGCGGGCGGATCGCTCCGCGTTAGCAACCCCGGACGCCGTGAGTTAAATCTCGTAGGGAACAAGTGATACGGAACGGGGGTGTCGAAACCCCCAGCCTTGCGGCTTCATTCCAGAAGTAGCCGTATCGGACACCGCTACGAATTTTTGTTAGAAATCAGTCAAACGAGTGGACTGCAAAAGCTCGGTGTACATACGGGTGTCATAGAACGCACCGGGGATACGTTGCTCCGCAGCGGGTTCCGGTCCGGGAAAGATCACTGCTTGGCATTTCTGGCAAATAAAAAATGGGGGATTGGCATTGTGAACCGCACGGGACTGCCCATTACCCCGCTTGTGCGTACAATCCATCTGATCTTGGTGCTTGATCTTAACCTCGCGGAGAATTAGTTGTGCATTCTCCACGCGCTCTTTCTGACGTGCTGCTAGTTCTGCTTCTTCCTTCGCAAGCTGACGCTTCTCCATGAGAGAAGGTTCTTTCAAAGTCTTGATAAGCTCCAAAACCTGTTCCATGGTTACTGATGCGTTAGGGTTTACTGCTTCTTTCTTTTCCGACATATATTTCCTACCTGTAATTTCTAAGCTCTGAGAACCATCTTTCGGCTCTTTGCCCGGTTGGGTTTCCAAACTCTTCTACCGCTTGCCTGTAAGTCAGTGCCCCGCCCTTAATGAGCGAGATCAACACCGATCTCCAGCCGCGATATTCTTTTTTGGGCAAGCCCCGCGAGTCCGTAATGATGTGTGCGAACTCTGGCAACGGCTCCCACTCAAACCCTGCTACATACTTGAAAGGCTGGGTTTCATTGCCCTCTTCTCGTAAGTACGGCTCTACGTAGACGTAAAGAGCAACTGCGCCCGGAACGCCTCCGTCCCTGACAATGATTTGGGAATTTTCTTTTTTCACGCGCCAAATGAACTCACTGGGTTCCATCCGCGGCCCGGCGGATCGCTCCTGATCCTCAAGCTCGTCCTGCCCAGCAATGCGGAACTTGTCCGTCATTGCTTGGTTTTCTTCCGTAGCTTTGTCAACTACTCCCCGTGCATCGAGGTTTCTGTCCCCCAGATGTCCGCTATCAGCGAACACTGCTGGTGCTTTCTGTTTATGCTGTTTTGGCAAGTGCTTCTCTCCTTCCGTCTGGATACACGGCATCGAGGAAATCAGCAGTGCCAATGACTAACGCGGGTTTACCTGTTTGCTGGGCAACTTCTTGTGCTGTGTTAATAGCCTCAGCATCGTCACGACGACGCATCACATTGCCGCAAATGCGAAAGCCCAAACGGGCATCAATGAGGGAAGAAACAATTACGCAGACGATTGGGTGCATACCCAGCATGCGGGTAATTTGTTCCGCATACTCTTCGGGAAGCTCCCGGCTCAAGATGTAGTACTGAGGAAGTTCTTGCGCTGCTTGTGGCTCTTCCATGATGTCCTCTAAGGAAGAGCTGGGTAGCTAACAAAAGAGGGTGCCGCTTGGCACCCCCCAATTTGGTTATTGATGTTGTTTACCCGATTGAGCTTTCGCAACGGATTCTGCGATACCCAGCGGTTGATCCGGTACGCTTCACGCAGCCAAACAAAAAGTTGTAGAAAGTTGCGAGTGCGATCTGACCACCGATGTCGAACACGTTGTCACCCGGCTTGAAGCGCTTTGCGCCAACCGCGAAGTTCTTCTGCCCGAGAGCAGTGTTACCCAGCGATGCGCCGATGAAGGCGTTCAGACCGAAAACGTAGTTGTGATAGCCGTTGTTGGCGCTCGACTGCCAGTGCGTTTCCGTAGGAAGCGCTGCGCTCTCGTACCACTCGACTCCACCCACCTGTGCTACGAAAGCATTCTTGCGAACGCCCACGAGAGCAGGGTTGTTAGACGCCAGAGCAGAAGAGAACTTCTGGAGGTCGCTCACGCTGTTAGTGCCTGTATCGTTCTGAAGATCGAACGAGACCAACGGGTGGCAAACACCGAAGAACAAACCATTGTCCTTGGTCTTGATTTTGTTTGCACGGAGCTGAGCCGCAGCCTTACGGCTGATAGCACCAGTCATGTAACTTCCATCGTTGACTTCGATACGTGCCGTTGAATCGCTGTTTGCAGCGGTGTCAATAACCGTGGAGATGATTGTGTCCACAGTCAATGCACCACGATAACCGAGCAATCCACTGGCTTCGCCCATCAGGTCGATGATGTGAGTTTTGTCCGTAACATCGGATACACTGATGTAATCACCGTACTGACTGAGAGTGAGATCACGGGTGTTGTCTGTGAGAGACTGACCAGTAGAAGGCGTACCTTCTGTGGCTGCTGTGGTATTAGCGCTCATCGCAGAGAAGTCATAAAGACGCATGACCAAACCACTGCGGTTCGGCATGGTGCGCTTCTCGATTGCTTCGTAGAGAAAGAGGTTCGCGGTCAGGGTGTCCAGACCAACCTTTTCCCAATAAAGTGTAGGAAATGAATTTAAGCCAGTCGATACGACTGAAGCTACTGTTGCTAGAGACATAGTTAGTCCTCCATGGACTGTTCCATGTCACCGGGTGCTGCGCTTAGAATTGATCCGCGTGTTTGTACGCCAGAGTCCGCAGTTCTTCCGTTGACAGGTTCTTTGCCAGTTCTGCTCTCTTAGCGCCTTCGTCCACTGCTGGTGCCGGGATTCCCCGACCCTTTTGAGTGATCGAACTCGCTTTCTTAGCGGGCACTGGCTGTGCCTTCGGTGTCTGCGTCGCTCCTACGTTGGAGGGTTTCGCAATCCGCGAAGTATCCTCTTCTGTGGTGGGCTGTTCAGTGCTCCCTGCCTCGTCCTTGAGTTTGAGCAATCCGCTCTCTTTCAGGTCTTGGTAGGCTGCTTCGAGATTTTCCTGAACTGACTTTCGAGGATCGCCTTGGGTTCTCACCCAGTTGACCATCTTCTTGCCATTTGCAGGAGTAGTCTCATAATCGGGGTGCGTAGCTATAAAATTAGAAGTAGCTTGCGATTCTTCTTGCGCTTGGTTGTAAGCTTTTGCTGCTTCCACGCTACTGCGAAACTCAGTAACCTCGTATCCAGTCATGTCCTTGAACATCTTTTGGAATGCTTTGGTGGGGTTCTGCATCATCTCCTGCGAGATGACGAACTCTTCTTCTTTGGAATATTCCTTCGGTTTGAAATCATCCTTCGGGACGATGGTCTTCAGGCGAGATTCCTGCTCATTGATCTTCTTCGTTGCGTTGGTCTGAGCCTGCGTCAGCTTTTGAACCAGGTCCTGCAATGCCTCAGTTTCCGAAGCCCCTTTGCCACGGAATACCTGCTTGGTGCCGTTTGCGTTCTCGACCACCTGCTCGAAGATGTACTCTTCCGGCTCTTCCTCTTTTTCAGGGGTTTCGACTGTCTGCTCTTCAGCAGCGTCTTCTTCCTTCTTCGCTATAAAGCGTCCCTTCTCATCACGAGGCTGACCAGCTTCAGGAAGGATTTCATTCAGGTCAGCACTTGCAAAAGCTTTCAGCGCTTGAGCTTTTAGCTCCTCCAGCGATCCTTCTGTCAAATTGGCGTCAAATGTGTCCCCTTGATTCAGGGATACTTCGTCTTGGTTCAAAATCTCTTCAGGCATTAAAATACGACCTCATTAATGTTCTCCGCTTCCGGGTCATACTCACCTTCAACGGCGGCTTGTACCAGCCTTATAAAGTTGGTGAAAAAACGCTTTTGTGCCCGTGCCGTTTGGCGTTCCTGTTCACCCTTGGTGTCATCTTCTTCTTCGATTGCTACATCTGCTTGCGCACGGATGAGACGCTCGCCAAGCTGTTTGATAAATTCCCAGCCCTGAGTGCTCACGGTTGCAGCGATCTGATTGCGTACATTACTGTCCATTTGGGTTCTCTGTTGCGCTCTCGATTAGCGCGTTGTGTGCTTCTTGGTTCGCTTCCTGACGGCTGAGAGCGGAATCCAATGTGGCGTTCGTGTGATCAGACTGGCCCTTATAGACCGCCTTCACGCCATCACGAGCAAGAGCCACATCGCCCTTGCGATCAATTTGGTCAATAGCCTGCTGACCCTTGAGTTGCTGGAGCAGGAGTGAGACTTGAGCTTTAGCAGCAGCACCACCTTGCTGTGCAGCATCAGCACGTTGCTGATCTTCTGGTGTCATATTCACAACGAAGGCATCAGCATCCCAGCCCAAGCGATCCATCACGTCTTCAAAGAAGCCGTAGTAGTCCCATTTCTTGCCCTGCTGAGCAAGCGAGTCTTGGAACGGCTGCGCTTGCATCAACTGCATGATGAGAGGAGCGAGTTGCGCTGCTGCATCACGGCTCGTGAGTTTGGAACCAGCGACGATCTCCACGCGACATGTAGCGTTATACAAATCAAGGATGTCACCCTCGAATGCTTTGCCTTGTTCCTGTGTGAGAATCTCGTTGATCTGCTCGGGTGTCATCTTGTCCGTCATCAGCTCAAGAAATG